GGTGGGAAAAACTGATCGGGAGGGTAAACTATTGCATCCTCAAAGTTGTTCCAATGGTAGACCGGGTTGGAATCAGTAGCCCACAGGATTTCCACTCCTGCCGGGATGATGCCAGCAGGAACCAGCAGCCGAGTAGTCTGCCCCATCCCCCAGATGGCGAGGGCGCTGACTCCCTTTAACTCAGCGTGAAGGTGTTCCTTCATGGTGGCAATCTGGGTGTTCAGTTTGAGGGCGTAGGCGGAGATGGCTTCACACACGTTAGAGGCGTGAGGATGAGCCAGAACCCAGATGACCGGGTAAAGTTGATTGCCTTCAGCGGTGGACTCATAGGAACTCTTGTCGTACACTTCCATGCCGACACACGCTCTGACCAAGTGGCTCAGGTCGAAGTGGTTGATGTGTTCAGCGTTGAACCCTTGACAGATGGAGTTGAAGTAGCTCACGTACTTCAAGGCGTTGGGGACTTCGATGTAGATGGAGCCGTGGGGCTTCACCCAACGCTTCAAATTGTGGAGAAAACCCTGCACGTCGGGGACATGTTCCAGCACGTGGGAAACGGTAATGAGGTCATACGTATTCGGGAGCCATGCTTCCACACCGCAGCACCGAGCCTTCAACCCTTTGGCTGTGCAGCAATCGACTTCGGCCTGAGAGAGGCTGATACCTTCCACGTTGGTAAATCCGGCTGCGATGAACGCCTCCATAAGCCCACCAGTCGCACACCCCACGTCCAGTACCGACGTGTTTACGGTAGCTCCGGCTCTCATAGTGTTGGCTACGATGGCACGGTAGTGAGCCTTCTGGGCATTGTAGGTGCCGGAAGCATAGATGGATTCCTTGCCATAGTCGATTACAGGGGTGTGGGTGGCGTACACCATCTGGCACTTCTCACAGCTAACAATCTGCTGGCCGGTGGGAGTGGTGTACAGCAATTCATTCAAGGAGTAATCGCAGCAGGGACAATGTCGTTCAGGCTTACTTGGGTTCATACTTATCCTTCAGTACCTTCATCCGGTATGCTTCCTGAGCCAGACCTAGATGTTCGAGGATGGGCATCACGTAATCGTTCGACCGCTCAAGGCGGATGGCATGGGGCGGGAGTACGGCTTCAATCTTGGGGGCGAAGGAGTCCGACGCTTCTCTGTCCTGCTGCACCCTGCCGGTGCCGTGGAACTTGAAGTCGTCGTTGCGGGGAAGGTAGAAGACGATGTTGTCGTACTCGTTGAAGTAGGCGTGGACTACATCCACCAGTTCAGGCTTGGGGTCGGTCGCGTAGACGATGCCGAGAAGAAGGGACGTGTCAGTGACCGCGTAGTCGATGTTCTCCAGACGGGATAGCTTGCGGTTCTGCTTTGCCAGAATGTAAAGCTGGTCGGCAAGGATGTTTCCTCTGTGCTCATACACCATATCCTTTGCATACTCGCTGGCGTACTCCACGCTCAAACCCATACGCTTCATGTAGTACAGGAGCCCGTAGACGGTGGTGGATTTGCCGGTGTTCGATGCTCCGATGAGATTGATGACCTTCATTTTTTGCCCTCGGCCACATTACCCGGCCAGAGTTTGTGTTTGTTTCCACGGGCATGGTCAGCAGGGCAAGGCAACTCCACCCCTTCTGGTTCCCAGCCAGTGAAAGCGATACCCCAAGCAGCGCGGAGAGCTTGCCAGTCCTTCTGCTTGTCGCAGTGTTCACACTCACCGGGAGCGTGAAGGATTCTCTGGTCACAGTGGGGGAATTGCTCGATGGAGTCGAGGATATTGATTTCGGTTTTGATTTTCTTGAACATTAGCTCTCCAGACTACATACAACGTAACTTACCCTTGGTTCCATCATGTCAGTAAGATGGTTGCTGCAAACTACAAACTCCTCATAGTCGCTATCATCCTCGGCCTGATTGTTGAACCGCCACTCAGCCGCTTCATTACACGGAAGGCCCAGACAAGTGCCATCGTCTTTAACATAGTCACACTTCATAGTGAAGCTCCGAACCCTATGACCGCAGCTTCAATCTTGCGAAGACGTTCAATCTCGTCTCGAATGGAACAACCAAGGTTCCGGCTAAAGGTAATGGCGTCTTCCTCATCGGCGTTGACCCACGAGATGAAGGCATCAAGAAGTAACCGACCCCTCTCCCTCTCCTGTACTGCGTATGGTGCTGTCCCCGTCGTCAGTGTCGGTGGTTGTAGCTTGTATGGTGTCATCATGCTTAGGTATCTCGATTCCGTGGTCTGTTAGGAACTTGGTTGCCATCTTTTTGATGTAGTCGTCATCCGTTTGAAGCTCTTCTACTATAGTTTGGTGAGGGTTTATAATCCCTTCTAACTGTTGTTTCTTAATACCCAACCGATCTGACATCACTGGGTCAGAACCGTGCTCTGAGAGAAGATAGTAGGCAGTCACAGGGTCGTCTTGACCGTCACGATGTACACGACCTATGAATTGCTTTAGGGCTGACGGTGACCAATCCAACTCAGCAAATACAACTAGGTGACAAATATCTTGAAGTCCATCCATTCCGGCACCTGAACGAAGGGACAGAAGCATCACCTTAGACTCTCCACTGATGAATTTCTGCTTGGAAACTTCCTTTTGAACGGAGGACTCTGACCCCGAGAACATAACAGGGTTCAAGTCTTTCAACTCTTCCATGAGGACAGAATAAACCTCCCTATGCCATAACCCAACGAGCACAGGCTCCCCCGAGGTTTCTATCAACATTCGAATGAACTCAGCGGCGTAAGGGCTCTTCGCCACCCCTGTATACTGACGCAACTTAAGGTCAAACTGACCCGCAGCTTGCATCTTCTGCCCCTTGAAATCCTGTCCTCCCTGTTTCAGGATTAGTTTAGCCAGTTCAACCGCTTGACCCTTCATCGAGTCAAGCACCTTTAGATCAGCTTCGATAAAGTGGGGAACTGAGGTGACCTCAGGAAGCTCTCGCTTCACATCTTTACGAGTGCGACGTAGCATAAGACCGGTGGCGGCGGCGTAACTGCCAAACGCCGAGGGGTCTTTGATCCTTGGCTTTTGATCCTGATAGGTACACCACTCCCGTTCAAATTCGGCCCAAGTACCCAAGGCACCGGGGCTAAGGATGTCGATGACGTTGTAGATTTCTCCGCCGAAGTTAAAAATGGGGGTTGCTGAGAGACCCAACCTATACTCTACATTTTCTGAAATGTGTCTGGCCGCTTTGTACTTCTGAGAGTCTCGATGACGTAATTCGTGGCACTCATCAACCACTAACCCTTTTAATACAGGGGCCAGCGTCTCGGCCCATCCTGCCAGTTTGTGATAGTTGGTGATGAACACATCTGGCAATTTACCGTTGGTGTACTTTAGGATGTCGTACGGAGTACCCTTCTTCAGGATGTGGGTGGTCAGGTCGGAGAACTTGTGAATCTCAGCCTCCCATTGCTTGGGGAGATGAGATAAGGTGACTACAAGAGCCGGACGGGTGCGAGGGTCGGTGAGCCCCGCGATTGATATTAGGGTTTTTCCTAAACCAACGTCGTCAGCCAACAGCAGACCATTATTCGCTAACCAGAGCGAAGTTCCAGTCACCTGATAGGGTCTAGGTGGGAGTTTTAGAGTGAAGGTAGACAGGAGTTCCTGACCTGAAAGTAGCCGGTCTACCAATGCTACTTTTTCCTTGTACTTACCAGCCTCCCCCAGCATCCTTACTTCAGCTTCGGGGGATAGTAGGAGTGGGTGGCGTTCGATAAACCACTGTAGGTCTAGGCAGTTTTCGGGTGTGGCTGAAAGTGACTGGGTGCCATACTGCCACGTGTCTATCTTCGCGAACACCCGCTTGAGGCGGATGGCGATGTGTGGTTCACAGGTGATATCAAACCTGTTCTTCTTCTTGTTATAAGTTACCGAACCATATATTTTCAAGTTAGCTACCTTGCTTTTCTAAGCACTCACGAATTCGGTACTTTAGTGCAGGGACACATGGGGTTCACACACGGAATCTCTTCCGGCTTATCCCGCATCTTCCGGTTGTATTCTGCCTTCTCCTTCGCATGGTTGCGTAGCCTCTGGATGGGTTCGGCAAGGGCTTGAACGAAGCTACCCCACTGCGACACTGACTCCAAGCAGGGGTCGCCGTCAGTCTCCCGGATGAACTTGAGTGCCTTGGTCGCCAGTGTGTCGGCAAACTCGAATATGTCAACGTCAATCTTTAGACCCATGCTGGCAACTCGCTCCTCGTCTTGCTACAGGTTTTGCACTTGTGGGCGTTCTGCCGACAATCGGCATCACACTGCTGTGCGTCATCATTGCCGGGAGCGATGAATTCGTGGATGTGGAAGTCCGGGCTCTTTACTTCTTCACGGACTATCATCCAAAGCTTGCCCAGCATGTTGTGGCCGTTGCCGTCCTCTCCCCAGCCCCAAAATGAATCCCGATAGGAGTCTTCAATCAACTCACGGGTACCGGTTTCCATGAGCTTACGACGCACGTACTCATGCTGATACGCCTTAGCCCTGAGCAAGTCCTGCATGATGCCAGTCCTTACATCTTCCCAATCGGGACGACGGTACTCTGTGTACTGAGCGGCAGTCTTGAAGGCTTCGTGAGCAGAGGGAGCCTTGATGATGCTCTGTTGAATGCCGAACACGGTCAGTCTATCCAGAGCCCCCTCGGGTCTGTAGTTGAACTTCTCCCAGTGGTACGCTGCTTCAGACGTGTCGAAGCGGATACCCTTCCACTGAAGGGTGAAGGACGAGAAGTTGGACAGGACGTAGAAGTCCTGCTCGTAGAAGAATACCTGCTGGTCGGTGTCGAGTTTATGGTTCGCCATACTAACCTAATACCCCGGAACGGGGGAAGGTCGGCCCAGATAGCTAAACTTTGCCTCCCCGGAGCGTTCATCCACATGGTCTAATTCGGCTAAGAAAGCCAGCACATCCCCATGGCACAGATACTTCGGCTTACACCAGCAGCCCAAGGTCTTCCCGCGTAACTCTGGGAGACGGACAACTAAGTTGGGCATGGATAGGACGTACCTACGGTACTTCTCAAGCACGACCTTGCGGTTGCCGTCGTAGCCAAGGCGGAAGGGATTGTGCCAGTCGGACTGGGAGAACTCCAAGAACGACCGGCCAATGTAGATGTCAAACTGAGGGCTCTTCCTTACATGCACAACTGTTGTCAATTCGTTGTCCTCTAAATGAAAAATCTTCCATGCTATCCGCCGTACATAGGGTTCTAATACTGGTGATTTTTGATTTTTGACAGTTGGCACTTTATACTATCGTATATCAACTATTTACCCATTCCTCCGAGCAAAAGCACAACCATGGTAGCCGCGATGAGACCGCTGACGATGGCTGGGTGGCAGTTAGGGCAGATGGCACACACACCGAGGTTCAGCACCGTGGCGAGGAAGAACGCGACGGCGAAGACCATGACGGTGATGGCAAACTTACGTAGGCGCATAGCGGCCTCATTCTAAACTTTCTTAGAGGAAGCTCAGCAAGAGATGGACTATGTATAGCGGTTTGTTATTCAGTGTTTCTGGTAGATTCTTGTGCTTGCTCATGGTCGTGAGAAGGACGAGTTCCTTGACCTTATCGGACTGAGCGTACCGCATGAGTTGACGGGTGACGGCGGCGAGGCTGGTACCCCCGCTGGAGTCGTCTGCTTTGCATTCTATACCGAGCGTCCCGGCAAGGAAGTCGATGCGGTCGCGGGGAGTCAAGCTGACCTCTGGTTCGAACTCCAATCCGAGGCCAGTGAGAACGAGGTTGACGCCCTGCTGCAAGTCCTTCTCGTTTTTGTACCGATACCGACAAGAATAGAGAGCTTCACATATTTCCCGTGGGTTCACATTAGCCCCTCTTTTTGAATATGACGAGCGGCTCGAATAATGTACGAGATAAATTCAGCATAGGGAGTATCGTTCTTAGCGTATTGACACTCAGAACAACATGAGACCACGTTTAGTTCGGTGTAACCAAGACTGCTATCTTTCCTGTCCACTCCATTGCATGTGGTTTTTATTTCCCGGTTCCCTTTCCATGATTTCTTAACTCGTTCACGAGGAGGACGCGAGGTTGGTTTTGGTCTTGGCACGGTGGCGGCTGTGGATGAATTTCTTCGCACCAGCAACATCCCTGCGTTCTCCACGCTTCCCGTTGCAGTAGTCCTTACCGGGAGGCGGGAACTTGATGTCAGCCTTGCCGTCTGTGCGGTGGTTAGTCTTGCTCATGTGGCCACGCATCCTCGGACTTGAGAAGGTCGATGAGTTCTTTGGCTAACTCAATCTGTCCGTCATGGTATCCATCATCGTACACGTCCTCAATATCGGACGAGGTCTCATTGATGTTGCAGGGCGTCTTCTCAGCCCAATACTTCAGCATCGTTACCAGCTTTGCATTCGTCATAAGTTAGTCCGTATCCAGATTGTGTTCGCCGCACTTGGGGCACGCTGGCCACTTGCCTCCGTTAGCCGCGATAGCTTTCTTCCAGCTTGCGTGCGTCCACCACTTCTGAGTGAATGGAGCCGAGAGCCGCCAGTAGATGCACCTAGCCAACACGACCCAACTGAATTCCTTCTTCTCGGTTCGCACCATCTTGGGAAACCAGAGCCACTTGATGTCGCTCATCAGGACGGTGAAGGGGTTGTAGCTGGAAGTCCAGAAATCGTCTTGTTCCCACGGGCAGCTATGACAGTGTATGTACATACCCTATAATACGCAACCTTGGCTTATAACCGCACAACAGAATATGCTTGTGGTTACGTTACTTACTCCAAGTGATGCCTAGTCTAGCGAGGAAGGTACGGTCGTCCATACTGATGCAGTGCTTCTTGACACATACTTTACACTGGCATTTGAGGTCAAGAGCGTGCCCGGTCTTCTGAGCACGCGGCGTGGCTCTTACTTGACCAACGACGCCAATAACAGGGATGGCAAACGGTACCTTCATCTTCAGCGGGAACGCACCGGACTCGACAAAACGCTTATGTGCCACTGCAAGGGGAGCCATACGCTGGGCAAACTCTGCGTTAGAAATCATCTTCTTCGAGACATCCGAGTACAACTGGTACACCGCTTTGATGTGCTCGGTCAATTGCTGTTGAGAAGGTACCTGTTCCATATCTATCAATACCGCCATATGTTACTTGGTTGTGGTTAGACAGCCGGTGACGCCTGATGTACGAGTAGGATGCGTGGGCTACGAGACCTATCCGGCAGCGAGGTCTTTCTCGAAAGCAATGAAGTTTGCAAACATAAATATGTCCCCCTAATTAGGGGGACGATATCTACGAATTATCGGGTTGTAAGCGTCACAGCTACCTTAGGCTTTTTCTTCACAAACGCGACGGCAAGCTGCTTCAACCGGTTACGGGCCTTGTTGAATTCCTTCTGGCTCATGCCAATCTCGTGGCCTTCGTGAAGCCCCTCCCTGACATCCTTAGTGGTTGCAAGCTTCTTGCAGGTCTGGCAGAACTCCTTCACTGTATCCGTCGCACTACCCGCCACATAGACAGCTTCAAGAACAGGAAACACATCCGGGTCAGTGTCATGCACATACTCGATGAACTTATGCGCAAAGAAACTGGTCTCAGCCTTCTTTTCCTCTCGGTGGGTAGCTTCAGTTAGGTAGCTCGACTTAGAGTAAGCGTACTCGTCAGTTACTTCACCGCGACTATCCGGGTTAGTCTCAGCTACCAAGGATACGTTACCAACCAGACAGACAGGGTTTTTTTGCCGCTTACCAAAGATGGTATTGAACTTGTTGGTGAGACAATAGTTGACATAACTCCGCCAGCGGCGTTCGCTGGCTCCGTACTGAGCGAAGGGGTCGAAGGTCTGGATGACATCCTCCTTACCTGCCAAACGGTGCTTGGAGGTCTGAGGCAGATACTTCATGTGAATAATGAGTTCCTGCACCCAGTCTTCAATGTCTTCCTCAATACCCTTACCGCCCAGCCGCCGTCGCACCCAGTTTTCAAGATAACGGGGGTAGCGTTCAAAAAACTCGCTGAAGTTCTTCGGCACAACAAACCCGTCGTCACCAATGAATTGACCGCCTTCACTGATGTAGAAGTTGTCCCCCCTGTAGCCTTCACGCGCTGCCAGAGTAGCTTCCTTGGGAGTCTCGACTTCTACTACGACTGGATTGTTGGGCTGGCTTTGACTATCAGCCTCCGTAGCGGTCGAAGACTCGCAGGGAGTAGACTGGGTGATACCCTTCTTAGCTGACCATCGGGTCTTTTGTGCTTTCGAAATGCGCTCCTTGACCTCAGGACTCAGGTTACGAGTACGAGTCAACCAACGAGCCTTCTGAGAGTCGGAAATGCGCTTCCGAGCCTCAGGGCTAAGCTGACGCTTCTGTACCTTAGGCTCCGACGAAACTAAAGTAGAAGGTACAGCCCCGATACGAGCCAGTACCTGACTGGTGATGGGCTCCAAAAGCTGAGCAGTGATAGTCTCAGCGAGGTAATTGAGGACGACCTTAAAAGCCGTATCAACTGATTCATTAGGAACAATATTTGGTGTCTCTTTGGAGCCGACTGTCGAAGTTTCGACTTTGATTTCCGGCAACAGGTCAGGTACGCTATTCGAAACTGTAGACTGATGCATCCTGCCTCCACGGCAAAACAAAACCCACGGGTTGGTGGGACTAAGGGTTTCAACACTTCCACTACAATACCGCCGCAATCGTCATTGGACAAACAAAAAACGGTTTACCGAAGCTTAAATTAGAGCTTCAGTAACCGTTTTAGACCGCACTCAGTTGTTGACTCAACCAATACTTCACCCTCTACCCAAGACGATTACAACGTAGACTGAAATTCTTCCCGGCTGAAAGGGGGAGCATCATCCACGTGTAGATTGGTTGTACTCTTATCTAAGACTGAAGTCAAGGGGGAGGTGGAAAGAAAAATTAGGGGTGAAACTCAGTCGTCTTCGCAGCCATTAATGTTGACTTGTACATCGGCTAGACCCCGCTTCAGGCGGGACCTGAAAACTTCGGGAGGGAGTCTGGATACCTGCTGATCGAAACGAGCGAGTGTGTCCTCAAGTGTAACACGACTCGTGAGGATAGCGAGAATCGGGGTGTTTCCTGAGAACTTATCTACTGCCATAGATTTTCATCCTTTAATAAGGGCATTCATATTGGAATTTTTATTCACGTAGAGCCCCGATCAACTGTTCCACGACACGTTGGAACCCATTCATAATAGTCAACTGGTTGGCTGAAAGCACCCTCTGCTCCACCGCCATCTCCCGAATTAGGTTAAACTGTTCATGATGAACGTCTGCTTGTGTCTTGACGCTTTCCGCCAGTTGATGAACTGACTCCACGAGTTTATCCTGAGCAGCAGATTGTGCCTGTATGAGCCTTTTTAGGTCTTGGTTGCTCTCTGCGATGACCTTGGTGTTAGCATCGACCGTCGTTTTGAAAGTCATAATTTGTACTTGTGACCAAATGAAAAGTCCCACACAAATGAAGGCCGAACCAGTTGCGGCACCGTATTGCCAGATGGGCGTAAGAGGATTTGTGGCTTGAAGCAGCATCATAAGCATGTGACATTGACCCTCGGAAGAAATACACGACTACACTTATGAGTTGGGTATTGAGTATTTTCCTAACGGCCTCTCCTATGGAAGGGGTTTCGGACTACATCACCCATAGAACTTTCCGTAATTCTTTGAATTTTTCGCATCCGCTCAAGAATCTGGAGGTCCCGCAAGATAACACCGTCCATATTAATGATAGCCCCTGAAGGGAGGTTCATTTGCTGTGCGATGAGTAGTGACTGACCGGAGGGGTCAATTTTCAAACCACCTTCTTCCATGAGCCACTTTTGAGCCTTCCATGCACAGAGTTGAGCCGCGTCCACCATGTCATCATGGCTACCCTTTTCAAGCGGAGCCGCGACCCGAATCTGGTACTTGTTAACGTACTCAGCTTCGACCAACCGCAGTTCCTTGAGGAACTTTGGAACGTAGGGGAACCGGCAGCGGGTATCGCGGACATAACCTTGGAGCACGAAAGCCATCTGTGAGTTCAATGTCGCCGTGAGGTTCACGAGTTCAATGTTGTGAATCTTGTTGAGTTCGAGCAACTGCACAAGCTGCTGTCCCCCGTGTTGGTCGGTTGCACCACGCCAGCAGGGCATCAGTACATTCAGAGCCTTGAGCCACGCTAGGATGTCTTCCAGCGGGAGAGCCTTGAATCCGACGTACTTCTCCAATCCCTGTATGTGTCCCACACCGGGGCCTTCAAACTTCTCCCCGACCATCATACGGTCGATGTAGTCATAGACCAAGTGAATCGGCTGTGAACCCCCGACATACTCCAAGTGGCCGATTGCGACCGCCGTAGCGTCATGACTCATACCCAAGTCGATTGCCCAGAAATACTGGCGACCGATGTCCTTGGGATGGAAGTGAGACAGGTTGAACCGAGCAGAAGTTTCGTCGGGCTCTTCAAAACCACCATTCGTCTTGACATACTTCACATCAGTGCAAGCCTGAATTTGTGCTTCAGTCAAGTACGATTCAGAAGACTCAAGGAAGTTACCCCCGTATTCAGCCTTGAACGTGAGTGGGTTCTTGGTATACTCCGAACGCAGGGTTTCGGACAGGATGGTAGGGTTCATCTCCGCTGTGGATAGCCGGATGGTGAATACCTTAGTCTCCTTCGCACCACGCTCCATGGCGTCCTTGTGAATGTCGAACATCTTACCGACCTTCGTCCAAGGGCTGGAGATGGAAAGCACAAGAGAGTCTTGGAAGGATTTGTATTCCTCCGGCTTCATAGTGGCCGCAGCGACGAGTTGGTCTACCCAGCCGCCCTTGAGGTCTTCCGCGTGCTTGAAGTTGACTGTAGACGGCGTGGCGGCTCCGTAGACCTCATCTGAGGATGAGCCCTTGGAGGAACGGAAGTGAGCGAACTCGTCCAGAGCGAGGAAGATATTCGAAGGGCCACGGACGGCATTGGTTGTGCTGGCGTAGCTTTTGACGTTAATGGACGGAGTAACGTCACGCTTGTGACGGTCAGCTTCAGACACGAAGCCCATCCATGATGAACTGGAAGCCTTCAGATACGGGTTGAAGAAAGGAGCCCGGTTGATGTCTTCGCGGAGCTTGTCGTAGAGACGGTTGGCACCCTCTTCGTCCTGAGCCATGAATGTGAAGTCGATGTGCGACCCGGCGATGAGGCCGAAGTATTCCTGAGGCGACCGGATGTTTAGCAGTTTGTAGAGCTTGTAGGCACCGATGGCGGACACTACCTGAGAGTTGTGGGTGACATTGAAGTTCTTGCCGAACAAATACAGACTGGTAGGGTTGGTAGTGGTAATACACCGCATGGGCATCCTACCGACAGGTTGAATGTCAGTGATGAACCTCCATTTTTGAGTGGAGTTTACTGTACTAGGGAGTTCTGCCAATTTCCTTGGAAGACGGAAGACCGGTAGGGTGCCTGTCCATGTTACCCTGTATTTCTCGCCGCAATCCCGGTCATTTAGGATAGCTCTGCCCTCCCCCCAATAGGGTTTCAGTCCGAGTGAAGCAGCGAGGTGGTATACCCCCTCCGCCAAACTACGATTTGTGTTTGTGAAGTCACATCGGCTGCGGCTGCAACTCCCATCTGTGTCCATCAGCCCCTGCAACAGAGATAACCTTTGCGGCTCGGACGCCCATAGATATTGATGAGGGATGTGCTTGTTCTTCAAGACTCCAAGTTGACGCAAGGGAGAGAACAACCCCAGTACGTGCCACCGAGTGGGTGCTTTCTCGTTTTGGTAGAAAGTCATACCCGCCGATTCAAAGTAGGGTAGTATCTTGTCTGCATCTTCTGGGGCAGCGGTGATAATCCCGCAATCGCTATTTCCATCCCCCAGCCATACCCCCAAACAGTAAGGGTCGAGAAGCAGGTCAATGTCAGGACAGGTTACTGCCTTTGCAAGTGGGATGCAGTGGTTTGTTTCCTGTTTCTTACCCACCCTTAGAGTAGCTAGGAGTTCTTCGGTAGTGCGCGTAGTGCCCCCAATGGCGTGCTTAGAACACTTGGCGGCTTTCCGGTCAACCTTGGTTAGGGTGTTCCACAGGTGACCGCCATGGGCGAATACGTGTGTACCATCATCAAAGGAGACCTTGAACGCCTCTAACTCTTCAACTGGATGAGCGTACTTTACTTTGTAAACCTGTCCATCCTCACCGAATACGGCGTCTCCTTCTTCTAAATCGCCGTTTCGCTTACATCCATCTGGTGTTGGGATAGGCTCATCAACGTGAAGCATCTTCCCGCCACGCCGACCCGCAAAAATCGCCGCCTCTGTGAAGCCCCTCTCCGGCATGTCCCGCCAGTCATTGACGTTGCAACGTCCTTCTTCATGAAGGATATGCAGGCACTCTTCCTCGCTGCACTCGCGAACAGGGTTCTCGCGGAACACATCCCACATCTGTACCTTAATAGGAGCGAAGTCAATTGGAACTGCGAAGATACACTTCACAATCAACCGCTGAAGCGGGTACAGTTTAATGTTCAGACCTTGTGGTGACTCGATAAATTCAATGGCATTGAGAAGTTTACTCGCATCTTCTATGGCTCCATCTATGACTTTTCCAAAAACACTACTGTCTGTCGGTTTTGTAAAACGTTGCCCACGGGCCATTCAACATTCCTCTACTAGAAGAGGACAATATTGGCGAAATTACTGGAAATTTTTTAGGAAGAAAATCCCGTTGCAATTTGTGTGGAGTCTCTGGTATAATTGGAGGATGCGGCTCGACTAGAATTTGCCAAAAAGAAGTAAGGCCACTAACCGCTCATGGCGGGGTCTGAACGGGAGCCTCAATTCTATGTCGGGCACTTGAGGGAGGGGTGATGGGTGGTATTGCCCCTCCCACTCACCTTTTTGGAGGAACTATGGCGAAGAGAGTATGGCAATGCGATTCATGCAAGAAGGCGAATGAACAGGAACCATGGGAGTGCCCCGGATGTGGGAACGAAACGTGTGACTCCTGCTTCGACCGTTATGCTCATTGCAGAGCGTGCTCTATGAACAAGCGTGATGAGGACTTACGGCTGGCAGCTAACGCTGCTGGGTACGACTTCGAAGCCTAACGACCGAGTTTCGCCAGAACATCACGGGCGTGAGCTTGAGCGTTCTTGAACTCAGAATCCCAGTTGGTTGCTGCTGCCTTTTTGGCAGGGATAGACCCGCCCCGCTGGAAGACACCAGAGGTTGTAGGAACACGACGTAGGGACGCGGAGACTGGTAAGGCACGGTGGGAGGTCTCGTCCACATCTTCGCCAGCTTCGATGGCCATCTCTTTGAGGGCTGATTGCACGGCAGCACGCTCTTCAGGAGAAGCGGTAGGTTCTACCGCCTCCAGAAGGTCATCAAAGCCGTCATCGGCATCAGCTTCAACGTCGATGAGGCTCAGGTGTTCCTGCCATGAGACCGAAGCTGTATCCGTTTTTACCCCACGACGTAGGTTAGCCATTCAGTGGAATCCTCAACTCAGCGGTACTACTTCAATAGCTCCGTTAACAATCTGCAACTCATAGTTCGTTCCAGTAGTCGCATCTGTTATTGGTATGCTGGTATTACCCGTAGATGTCCCTGAGAACAAGTTCTCCATGTCTGCCATAAACGCCTGAGCCACCGCATCATAAAGTATGTGAGGTTGAGAATTGGTGTTACCCGTGGTGGCGGCGTAGTATATCCAAACCTGATTATGATTCAACAGAGTTTCTATTCTCTGTATAGCATTAATCTCAAGCATCATTTCCAAACCTTGGGGCGAAATGTCCGGGTCTGGTTTGTACCACCAAAGAGAGGTGGTGAATGTAGGATTAAGTTGAAACCCAGATTGATTCGCCATTTACTCCGCCTTCTCCTTGCGCTTTCCAACTGAATTGAATTGATTTGATCTGATTTACCCTTGTTACAACGAGTTGTCTGAAAGGGCGTTAGTCGGAGTCCTTGGTTCCAGTCACAAATTTGTATTTTAGGAGCATAGATTCGGTGTCAATGGTCTCAGCACGGACAAAAACCTCATACACAAATCCGCCGTCTTTTGCTTCATGCCATACGGCTGCTTGTGCAAAAGCGTCATTAACACAATCCTGCACCTGACTATCCGTGAGCTTGTCCATGAGGTACTTGACACGAGAGCCGGTGTTGATGAGATTGTAGGCCGGGTTCATGGTGCTCGGCTGTTCAATCTGTGCCAACTGAATCTCACCGAGTCCCGGAATCTTGTTCATGGGCATACGAGTGGTGGCCTTGAAGGCACCGATGAAGGCAGCGGCAACTTCGCCCATGACCTTCTTGAGGAAGAGGCCAAACTGATTCTTCTCGTCACCAGCGGCAACCTTGGCCGTGAGCGATGCGAACGCTGAACCCGGAACCATGTCGGTGCCAGCGTAGAACTCTTCGGTGAACATCGGCCCCCGGATATCGTTCTCCTTGCGGAGGGGGGCACCTTCAAGAACCTGTGACTTACCGTCGCGACCGATACCCATACCACCAGCCGGTGATGTGGAAACGTAGCCGATGCGAGTCATGCCTTCGAAGGCATCCTCAATGGCACCGGGCAGCATCTCTTCGCCGTTCTCATCGCCGGGAACCGTGTGAGCGTCACCGGACATCTCTGCTGGCATAGGAGCGTTGCTGGCGTTCGGGTAGGAGATAAGCTCGTGCTGGAGTTGAGGGTAGAACTGCTCAATCACCTGTCCACCAATCTGCTGGGGGGCAAAGCTGAATCCTGCTGACTTCATAGAACCTTCCTTCTTGGGTGAATCGCCTACATACTCTAAAAACCATGGTGGAACACTCGCGGAGCCCCAGTTGCCCTCCACCATTTTGTCTGTTCTGATATCAACAGACTGAATGGTGCTGTCTGGCTGGGCTTCTGCTTCCCGCTTATGCGTGTAGCCAACGACGGTTGCAAGTTCGCCCGGTTTCATCAACCAACCATCAGTTTGACTGACCCGGACAAGTCGTACACGGTCGCCGGGTTCCAAACGGGTAGAGCGGGAGCCGTCTCCATGCTCTTTAACGATACGGAAAGCTGTCTTTGCAGGAATAACACGAACTGGATTACCTCCCGACATTGTGCTCACCTTGATTTCCGCTGCGATTTCCTTGGCATCCTCGGTACCAAATTCACCGTCGAAGCGGGTTGCCTTCTCTTCTTCAGGGACGATACGGTAGGTTTGGTCAGGTGCAACCATCACGTACTGGTCACCAACCATGATGATGTACACACGCGAGGAAGGCTGAGTTTGGCCTTGATATGGTTCCCGAAAGTCAAGGAACTTCGGGCCGGGGCCGTCGATGTCGGACATGCCGGAGGTGACAGGTTGGTCTTCCCCACCGATAGCTGGCGCGGCAGACTTGGGTAGATTGACAAATTTAAACGGCCATTGCTTTCCACAATCATCACATTTGTTTATGTCCCATAGGGGCTGACCCTTCTGCCACGGGTCATAGCGACGACCGTCCTTGTAGTATGCTGTGTTGTCCAACGAGCCGCAGTCAGGGCACTGGTCAGGACGAACCACCTTGAATTTATCCCCAAACTTAGCTGATGCGCCTTTGATGAAGGCATTAGCCGTCGCCACGTTGGAGAACATTAGGGTCTTCTTTTTACCCGCGATGTTGATGATAAGTTGCGTCCCGCTACTCTTGTCCACGGTGATTTCCTTAACCTCGTTTTTAACTTCAGCTTGGGTCTGTTCAATCGGTTTGCCCACTTCCATCTCAACTTGGGTCTCAATGACTTCACGCATCGCGTTTACATTAGGACGTTCGGTGTGATGTACTGCTCCATCCAACACTTCCACTCCACCCTTGGTCGAAGCCGGAGAAGAGTTGATGCCGATATCATCCTTAGCCCCCCCTGTACCGGTAGGAGCAGGGGACATCGTTTCGAGTTGTGCATCGCTGGTAATCATACCCTGCTTCTCTTGCTGGGCCTTGTACTTGTTGTACTTCGGATTCGTGCAGACAGCCAACGGGTCTCCATCATTGAGCCTGTAGTGGTAGTACGTGCCACCGTTGCCCTTCACCGGGGCTTGCTCGGCGTAGGGCATCTTACCCGCACAGTATTCACATCCTTCAGCCGCTCCCTGCTTGAACGGGGCACGACGTGCCGCCTCATCCTGTGCTGACTCTTCCCTCTTTTTAGCCATAAGGGCTGAAGTGTCAGCCTTACGCTTATCAAGTTCACACTGAGAGTGGGTGGTGAAAATGTTGGTGTAGTCAGATGGGCTTCCTCCGTGGCGCTCAGCACGTTCCTTCGCCGATGGCGACAGGGTGATTGGCTTGTGGCAGATGGTGCAAAGCTTTGCTCCGGTCTTGGCAGCAAAGATTTCCGGGTGCCGTGCTCTGTCTTCAGGGGAGGGAACCGTACCACCAGTGCCGTGACAGATGTTACAAGTCTGCGGGATGCTGGAGTTGGGCTCCGTTGAACGGAACTTACCCTGTCCGTTGCAGTGCTTGCAAGCTCCGCTCGGATACATCGTTTGAGGGTTCCATGCACCAGTCTTGGTGCGGGGCGGCGGGAACTGTTTGCCGTTCTTGTCGTAGATAATGTACTCGTCTCCGTGTGCAGCCTCAGTCAACTCCGCGATGTCCTGAGGAGTGAGGTAGGGCTCATCGGTGGGGTCGGCTTCTACAGTGTTGTACAACAGTTCATGGGAGGCACACCACGGGTCTTGGCTGAGACTGCTCATGTGGTTACCGCAAGAGTGGCCGTTAGCATTCTTGGCCTCGCACTCCGGCTGCTCTTCACCAAATGACCCAGCCCAATCCTCGTACTGCTGTGAGGTTGCACCGGGCATGTTGTAGTCGGATTTCTTATCGGTAGCCATTATTTCACCCCTACAACAATTCCGTCCTTAACCATAACTTCCGCGTACCAGCGATGGGGCTCTGGGTACCAAGGGCCTTCGACTGTTGCCCGACCATTCATTGGGGGTTCACCCATGCCGGGGTTATAGAGAGAAATCTGCTTGCCAGACAGAACAGCTTCCCTGAAGTCCTTCTTACTCTTGAAATTCTTGCTGGCGTAAGAGCCCGTCTTTGCACCAGCGGTAATCTGTGTCGGAAGATTGTCGGCGAGGTCGGCCAGTTCGCCAAAGGTGTCGCTCATCTCTACTGCCTCATCGTGCTCGTCACCAGCGGCGGCGAAGTGCTCTGGGTTCACGGTCTTGGTTGCTTCAGGGCTGTCGGCTAGTTCAGCCTTGGCACCAGCATCCAGTTCAGACTTCGCATCAGCAATGTCACCAGAAATAGCATCCGCCCTCTTACGAGCGATGGCAGCAAGTACCTTCACCTTTGCGGCTTCCTCAACCGACTTCACCGGCTGCTTGATGTCAGCATCGACCGATGCAGGGGACTCCACTTCGGCCTTAGCCTCAGAGATGTCCCCACTTATATCAGCAGCGGACTTGGACGCCTGTGCCTCTTCCTGCTTCTTCAACTGCTCCTGCTGCTTCACACGCTGCATCTCACGGTACTTGTCGTCTCCCGTGGAGTCCGTTTTAGCAACCTTATCGTCACGCAGACCGTCGTCGCAACCACCAACCTTAGCCGCTTCTTCAACGGTCTTGACCGGCTGCTTGATGTCGGCGTCAACTGTGGTCGGAGATACAACCTCAGCCTTGGCTTCGGAGATGTCTGCGCTCACGTCGTTGCCCGTCTTCGAGGGAGGGCAGTCACACTGAGTGCTAATCTTGTTGCAACCACTGCACGAGTAGTAGTTGTCTTCCTCGCCTTCTCCGCCAATCAGCTTACGTCCGCACTTGCAAGGGAATAGGGCAGTCGCCTTCTTCGCCGCAGCCACCTTCTTCGAACTGATGACCAATGACGGCATGACCATACCAGCTTTGAGACCGCGACGGGTCATGAACGCCTTGATAGGTGCCATCGCCTTCTTGACATCTTCAACGGTGACGGGCACCTGACCCGGCATACTGTTGCGGCTGTTGTCCTTAGCCTTCTGTACCAGACCCATCAGCGATGACGCAGCGTGAGCCGGAAGCGGCCACGAGTGCCAACCATCGGAGTTGCTGTTGACTTCATCAGCGAACGCGGCGAGGAAGTTGCACACCGGCCCGATGATTGGGTCTTGAGCGAACCGACGCTGGGCGTCCTGAATCTCGTAGTCGTTCATCCAAGTAGCCATCTTAGCCGAGGCTGACTTGTCAGGGCGGTGTTCGTCGCAGTACATGCGTCCGTCAATCTTGACCGTCTCAGGCTTCATGCAGACCTGACCCGGACCTTTTGCCCGACCCTGAGTGTCTGTCTCGCCGACGTAAGTACGGCAACCGTGTTCACCGGGATACTGGTCAAACGCAGCTTCCTTCGGAGTTTCCTTCTTCTCTTCCTTCGGCTCTTCAGCCTTGGGCTCCGCTGGCTTCTCGGCCTTGTCCTTGTTGAACATCTTGGACTTGAACCCGTCCTTCTTGGGAGCATCGGTCTTAGGTTCAGATTCGGAAACGCCGCTGTCGCCAGTCTCATCGCCGCCCTTGGGAGCGGAGCCTTCACCCGGAAGTTCAACCTGCGGAGCCTCACCGAAGTCTTCGGTGATAGCATCCCAGATGCTATCTTCAGTCAGATTCACGTTGGCCTTCTTGCGACGGATGGCGTACTTGTTCAGGTGGTTCTCGTTCTTCACACGTGCGGCCTTGGCGTTGGTCGAGAGTGCGTCGGTGTCATCGGTCAAGTCCAAGTCGATGGCGTCAACCACCGCAGCCACGATGTCGAAGCTGGTCTTCTTCGCTGACTTTGCTGACTCCAATGGTCGTTCCCGCAACACGTGAGCCGGGAGACCCTCAAGCTTCTCCATCATGATGCCGCCCTTGGCTTCCCAGTAGCGGTTGGCATCCTCATAAGAAGTGCAGACTCGTCCATTCACGGTGTACTGTGGATATGACGCAGCAACCTTACGCTCTTCCTCAGCACGACGCGGCACACCGGTCTCGTCAATTGCGATACCGATAGGTGCGTCACCCTTGGTCGAGATGGTGTCAACTGCTACAGCGATAGCCTTGTTCGCATTGTCGTGAGCGGAGGTTCCCGGCCCGACGTTGGTGAACGGGGTCTCGAAAGGAGCCTCTGAGCCCATCTTCATGGCGTCTTCGTTCATCTCCTGCGTGTAGGAACCCTTCTCGCCGTAGTCAGGGCGATGACGCAGTTCTGTTCCGTCATCAAGAGCCGAAACCTTTGACAGACTATCTGCGGCCCTCTGGAGCACAGTCTTCTTTGTATTCTCATCAAAGCCCATAAATTCTTTGATGGACATACCCGCTTCTGCCAATAACGAAGACATAGGGTACCGATTAGGGTTTGCCGCAGCAGTCTTCGGCTCATCCTCTTCCTTGGTGTTTTGGATGGAGTC